CGCACATAAACCACAACCGGATCACCCGGCGATGGATCGTTTCCCGCCAATGTCTTGATCGCAACCGTAAGCGCATTGCTTGATGTGGCACAGTCGATCTTGCCGTTTTCAAGGTTCATTTTCAGTCCGCCAGGTAAGTGCCGTTGATGTACATCACGGATGTGTCCGTGTATGAACTATGAGTAAACTGCGCCTCGGTTCCACCGCCGTATACATACGGGAGAACGGCGGTTGTGTTTGATAGAATCAGCCCAATCGGAGCGTATTGCAGGCCGGCGCTCATAGCGTTTATCCACATAGACACAGGCTGGTACTGATTAGTACCGTCAGCCGACGTGAAGGGCAGGTTGTTGATCGACGCATTGCCGGTAGAGCTTCCCTTGGCGGTGAGGGTAATTCGGATATTGAACGTGACGACATTGCCTATCTTCGTGTACCAGCCGGAAAACGTCCCGGTCATGCCCGTGTTTCCACCGCCGAAGGTCAGTGTTGGGGTGAAGGTGCCCGATTCATAGAGGCCGGGGAATGTCGGGTTTTGGAGTATCCATGCGCCCGCTGCCGAATTGGCGTCTTCATCGTAGATGACGGTGAACGGCGCCGCAGAGACGATATCGCCGCTGACAAGCGCCGCTTCCGAACCGGCAGAATATTTCCGTATTGCCTTTGCCCCAACACTATCGACATCGAGCGTGGCGGCTCCCGTATTGGTATGATTGGCCTGAACCGTCAGCGTGTCGCCAGTGGCATAGACGGCGAAGCCGTCAGCCGGCGTCGCTCCTGCTCCCGCCGAGGCATACAGATAGGCGTTCGATGAACCAGTGGTGGACCGCGAACCATTGGTATCGTCGCGCCAGATCGCCACCTTCTGCATGATGGCGCGCTGCGAGTTGTCGGCATTGCGGATGCTGGTCGAATTGCCGATGAGCGCAATATCGCCGTCCGCATCGTCGTTGTCGGCGGCGACGAGGCTCCAGTCTTTGAAAGCCATTAGCGTTGTGCTCCACTGGCGGTAATATCGACGTAGGAGACGATCACGGTGACATTGGCCGCAGCCGTCACGCGCAAGACATCGTCCCTGTGAAGGTGAATGAACCCGGGCAGCGTCACGCTGGTCGAAGCCGTGTCCGACAGGCTTGCATTATCTCTGACTATGAAGGCCGTTGACCCGTCATAAACGTCCACGATGGGCGTCACGGCCCCGCCCGAATGATTGGTCAGGAGTATCCCGACAACACGTAGGCCGGACTTGTTCGTCGCGTCCAGAACCGTTGTCGCATTGCCGTTGGCCAGCACTGCTCTTGTCGTGCCGGGAACACCGGCATTGATGCCGAACACGCTCATCGGGTGAACTCGTTGATGTTGGCAATGCCGGACGTGGTGGTCCAGTTATCGCCAGCAGCGCGGTTCAAACGGTACTGGATGGCCCGGCCCCGGCCTCTCACCGGAAACGAACCGCTGGCCGTCATCGAAACGGCGGATTTCCATGTCGTGGCATCGGCCAAGCGATCCGCCACGCCAAGCTGGAGTGTCGCGTCGGAACCGTCACCAACAAGCGACACCCGATTGATCAGAATGGTCCTGCCAATATCGGACTTGGCCGTCTCGAGCGTTGCCGCCATTGGCGTGCCGGAGAAGGTGAAGAACTTGTAGTCCTCGTCCACACCGCCAAACAGCGGCTCACCACCGGCAAGCGACCTGTCGTCATAGGGAACGTCAGCCGAGGTGTCGTAAGGGAGGTCTGGAATGGTGTCGTATGTGTAGCCGGGCAGCGCCGTGGTAAAGAGTGCCGAGGTGTTGACCGTTAGCGTCACCCATTTCTTCAGATAGACGTGAAAGCCGATCATGCGGCTGTAGACGTTTTCCCCGTCACCAGAGGCCCGGTAACGCCACCAGACGATGCGCCTGAAACGGTCATAAGCCCCTTCAACATTGACAAGCTCGGAAGCATCGACCTGGTCCAGAAACCAGTCCGATATGCCTTCATCCTGCCCTATGGTTTCCACGCCCCCCGCCGAGGCGAATTTGAACCCGTCCGTGTCGAGAAAGCAGGCCCCGCCCCTCACTGGAACCACCGATTTGGCCCCGACAGAGCCGGTGCTCTTTTCCAGCAGATCGAGCCGGTAATAGGAGCCGGCAGACTGTACCGAGGCGAGGCTCACCGCCTCACGCTGGAAGATAAGCGCCTGTGCATTCGAGACGGCAGCACCCGCGACCAGCGCTCCGCCATCCTCTACAGGCTGGCTGTCAGCTACACCCACGCCGGGCGTCCACGACGTATGGTCGTTCAGGTCCGAATTGCGGATCAGCCGGTTATCGCCGTCGCAATCCAGCGCCATGACGGTTCCGGCGAATTCGAAGATAAATCGCGCCGTTGGGGCACCGGAGACCGAAGCTGTTGACCCTCCAGACTCCACGTCATAGGCGCGAACACCATCTGTGATATTGCTGCCCAGGAGCTTCGTACCGAAGCGCATGAAGCTCTCATTGTCGCCCGATGGTACGCTGTGGCCCGAGGCAATCGACGTGAGCGACCCGTCTGCGCCCATCGTGTACCAGTTCGAGGCCGTGGCGATATAACGGGCGTAGGTGCCGTCAGCCTTGGGAAACGAAATATGCCCCTTGGGCGCGCTTGCCAAAGCATCCGAAGTGGATAGCGTCACCAGTTGCGGCATAGGCCCATATGAGCCGTCAGCCCTTGGAATAACCCCATCGATCACAGCGGAGCGGCCCGGAGTGGTTGGGGCCAGACCGGGTGCGAAGATGCCGAAGGGGATCACCTAGATTTCGCCTTCCAGGTTCACGCCACGGAAGGGCCATTTGCCGAGCAATGCAGGATCATGGGCAAGCTGGCCCGCCTTGCCGCTGGTTATCTCCCTGCGGACTTCCTCTATTCCCTCGTCAAGAATCGCCTTCCATGCCACCGCGTTCTGGATTTCCTCGCGATAGGCCGCGCCCCAGATCAGCGTTGCAGCGAGGTACAGGTCAGGATGGTTGGTCAGCAGCCAGTTTGTGGTTGCCGAATCCGAAAGCGCGAACTTCTCACGATAGATAAAGCGGAACGTATCTGCGGCATCCAGTGGGCGATTGAGGACAAGCTGGTTGTCGTCGCTGTCATAGGCCCATTCGGACGGTTCACCATTGTCGTCCAGAAACGACAGGCTAGCGAGGGACCGCATAACCAGATCGGACTCGTCGCCATCGTCATTGACGAATTTCAGCGCGACAGGTCGGGAAATGGACAGGGACGAAACGGAGATATTGCGGCTTGAGGACGTGCCGGTAAGTGTCGTATCGACCTCTACTGCCGCAATCTTGCGGTTCAGCCGCGCTTCGGCAAGATCAATCCAGCCCTTGACCTCATTGGTTTCCGCCGGGCGCTCGATAAAGTTCAGCGCAGCGGACTGAAGCCCACTGTAGGTGGTGAAATCCAGTGTAGCCATGGACTACCTCTCAGGCCGCTTCCGGCCGGGTATCGAGCATTTCTTCAACGCCGCGACGGGCGCGCTCCAGAACGCGGGCGTAGTTCTCGTCTACCGACTTGTCGGAGCGGCCTTCTTCCAGAGCCTCGGCATTCTGGCGAACGATGTCGTTCACCCAGCGCGAGCGGTATTCGACCATCGGGAAGTTGCCCCTCAGCATGGCCTTGCGCCATTCGGGTTCGTCCATCTTGTCGATGATGAGGTTGGCCTGTCTGCGGCGTTCCCCGGCCAGCAGATCGAAATACGAGGCCCAGAAAGCAACATCCCTCAGACCTATCGTCTTGCCGGGGTGCTTGTTGGAATTAACCTTGACATCGACCATTGCGTAGCGCCCGATCATGCGGGCTATGTCGTCAAGCCAGTGGTCTATGAACCAGAAGGGGAAGTGCGGGGGCTGGACGTAGCCCATGAGTTCGACAAGACGGGTCGTGGGTGCCTGAAGGAAAGGGAAGGAAGCGTTCGCCATTGGTGTGCAGACAACGCCAATCCCATCGGGAAACTGTGCTGCGCGCTCCAGAATGAGCCGGTCAAAGCCCTTGGTGCGGATTGGGGTATGGTCTACACCAACCAGATAGACATCTGCCGGCGCTTCGGTCAGTGCGCGCTGGTATTTCAGGCCACGGGTTTCTTCGCGGGGCTTGACCGACACTTTGATATGCGGGTCGTCTTCGATATCCTCGCGATACAGGGCTTCAACCGTTTCGTGGTCGTCCCTGTCGGCGCAGATCAGGATAGTCGTGTCAGGCTCGGTGATGTTGTCTCGAAAGGTCCGAACGGTATCCAGCAGCAGTTCCGGCCTGCCGCGCGTGGCGATTTCAATCGTGAGCTTCATTCGCCCTGCCTTTCAGCCACTTGCCGATATTGCCCGTGAAGGTGTGCTTGCCGGTGTGACCAAGCGTCAGTTCGGGATCAATCCAGACCTGACCGCCCAATTCCCGCCAGCGTTCGCAAAACACGTAGTCCTCGCCGATATACAGCCCGTTCCGGTATTCCAGATCGAACAGGCAGTGGCAGAGGATCGACGGGTCGCTGTGGTGCAGGAACGGCCTGTCGCTGGCTTCCGTCATGCGCTCCACAGCCGCCCGTGTGAGCCGCGTGAAGCCCATCGGGACAGCCCGGACCTCGAGAAGCCCCGTATCGGGATCGGCCCACAGTTCCGGCTTGTCGAGCCAATTGACGGGATAGGATTCATCCATCTTCTTGTGGCGATAGACGCCCGCCACGAAGTCTACGGGATGGGAGAGCATCCGAAGCACCGCGCCCGGCTCCCACGACACGTCAGCGTCGATGAAAAACAGGTCGGTGCAGTCGGATGCGAGGAATTTGGCGACGAGGTAGTTTCTCGCCTGCGGGATGATTGAGTCACCCTTCCAGACTAGAAATTCCGCCCCGTCGCCATTTGCGAGCAGTTCGCGTTCTGTCGCTTGCAGGGACGCCGTTGTCGGCGCTTCAATTTCCCCCGAAAGCGTCGGGATCGCGAAGAATACCTTGCTCACGGTGGCTTAGGACGAGCTGACCAGTCCGTAAGCCTGCATCGCCGTCTGGAGCTTGAAGACGGTCGTGATCAGCGAATCCGCTGCCGCAGACGAAGTGAAGCCCCACTGCGTTGCCGAGATCGACACGGCAGCGGTGGAGGTCGGTGCAGCGATGCTGGTTGCGTAGCGGACAACCGGCGTTTCGCCGAAGAAGCCCACCTTGTCGCTGGTATCCTGGCCAAGACGAACGCCGTCCGTCCCGCCGTCGGAGAGTTCCTTAACAGCCATGAGACTGTCCTTTCATGATGTTGGGGGAAGGAATGGAGGGGCTTCGGCCCCTCGCTATCAGGTCGTGCCGCTCAGGCGATGAGCCAGACGGTTGTCCACGGTCTTGGTGCCGTAGAGAATGTCCAGACGCCACGCCGAGTGATCGTTGATGCCGTCATAGACGGGGATCACGCGAACGCTGGTGCCCTTGTAGGACTGACGGCCAACATCGACCGCGCCCGGAGGCGACACCAGCGGGACGGATACCAGAGCGAAGGCGTTCTTGTGGAACACCATGTTCTGGCGATAGCCGGTGCTGGCAGTGCCCATCACGGTAACAGTGGTCGTGCCATCGACAGGCGTTGCGCTGACGTTCTGGAACGGCCCTGACGTGATGATCGGAGGCGCGATCTTGATCGCCGTATCGCCCGCTGCCGTGGTCGTGTCCTCAAGAACGGTGAACTGCTTCTCGAAAGACAGCGTGGCCTTGGTGACGGGGTTGACGGCGTAGATGCTGCCCAGAGTGATGATATCGCCGGCCTTCAGCGTCGATGCATCCCATCCATCCGTGGACAGGTACATGTAGCCCAAGTCCTTCACGTCATCATACGATGCGCTCAGGCCCGAATTGGCGGCGGTAGTGCCGTCTCCCGTGCCGGTCGCCGCATCGACCACCGCAGTGGAATCATCGGCCGCACCTACCGTATGGGTCGGCACGTTCTGGGACATGTAGGTGTCAACGCCGCCGATCATGCCGAGCGAACCCTTGCGGTAAGCGCCCTTGGCCACATCCTGCATGTAGAGGGCAGTCTGCGAGCCGAGCAGGCCCCAATGGTCGGCGGGCGACAGGACCGCGCACCGATCGTCCATCGGATTGGCGTACTCGTCCATGCGCTCCGGAGCCTTGGCGAAGTCGGCGTAGGAATTGATCGGCGTTGCCGGGCTGCCCAGCCAGGACGGAACGTCCTTGTACAGAGCCATCAGATCGGTATCGACCTGGTTGGCGAGCTGCACCATGGCGGGCTTGATGACGCGCTCGGACAGGCTCTTGATGTCGAGGGTCAGTTCCTGCGAAGTGAACTTGAAATCGACGCCCTTGCGCTTGTCCACGGTGATCGTGGTCTTGCCCTCGGTAACGTCCTGCGTGTTCATCACAGCGCCGTCGCGGACGGTGAAGTCGGTCGGCTTGCGGATCGAGATGGTTGAACCAACCGTGTATCCGTTGACCTTCTTGGAGAAATCCTCCTCGTAGCCGCGAAACACCTTCTTGGCCATGACGAGTTCGTTATCGAGGATCATCACCGCTTCTTTGGCGATGATGTCCGCAGTCAGTGTGGTATTGGACATTTCATGCTCCATCGGGCCGACACTGGGGTCGGCTCAGGGACGGGACAGCCATCACGGCGTTCCATCGGGTTGGGAAAGGCGGTTAGAGACCCTGCTTTCTGCGCGCCGCCACGTATTCATCCATGTTCATTTCCGAGAGCGATTTCTGGGCGCCCGGATTTGAACGTGGAGCAATTTTCGAGGTCGGTTTCGCCTGCTGCTGGGGCTGTTTAGCCGCCGCCGGTTTTCGGGACAGGGTCTGTTCCCCTATCCATGCGCGATGCAGTAGCTTGTAGAATACCGGATTGAGGTTGCTCCTGATGGAGTCCTCCGGGATTTCCATGCTCTGCGCAAATTCGAGGAGCTTCTGGTCCATTTCTGGCGTCCAGCCCTCGATTTCCTTCATCGCAAACTGCCGGGTTTCCTCAACACGCTTGGCAAATTCTTGCTGCGTCTCCTGAGACCGGATGGTCTGCTGGTTCTGGATTTCGCCCTCCAGATGGGTCTTTTGCTGGGACAGATGCTGCTTGTAGTCCCATGCCTCCTGTGCCGCATATGGGTCATCCTGCTTATGCAACAGGTAGGCCTGCCAGTCATAGGCTTCGAACCGCTTCATCTCTTGGTTGACATGCGTCAACTGAGCGCGCGCGGTCAGTTCCGCCTCGTTGGCTTCCGCGCGGGCCTCGGCTTTCGCCTTCAACTCACGCAATTCCGAATTGTAGGTCTGGGTCTTTTCCGTGAAGGTCTTCTGAAGGCCGGTTACGGCCTCGGCAAGCTTCGGATCGACCCTCCATTTGCCGAATGCAAAGTCGAGATCGGTCAACCCGTCATCGACGGGCTGTTCCTCGCCTTCCGCACCTTCTTCGCCTTCCGGCTGTTCTACTTCCTGCTCCTGAGTGCCGTCAGTGTCGGCTTGCTCCAGAACGTTGCCTTTCTCGCCTTCTCCGATTGCAGGCTGGGCCTGTTCGGTTTCGGCAATAGCTTCCAGTTCGTCAGCCATGGACGATATTCACTCCTCGCGGTTGGTGAATGGGTTGTTGCGCTTCTGACCGTCAGCGCTGCGGATTCTGTCGGGGCTGCGATGCCCGCTGTTCTGCCTGTCTGGCGCTTACGCCGACCTTCATCCGATCGGTGATGGCGTTGAAACGATCCGTGGCCTCATCCGCCATGTTGGCGCGCTGTTCCTCGCCGAGCCGCTGCATATCCACGCCGGCATTTGTCTTCAGGTCGCGGTTTTCCTGTTCAAGCTCGGCAATGCGCTGCTGGAATTGCTGCGCAATCTGCATGGCCTCATCGCGCGGTATCACGTCCGGCTTGGGCACAAGGGCTTCCAGTTCCTCCGCGATCTCGTCGGCACCCGGCCAATCCAGATTGCGGGCCAGATGCTTGCCAAGGATCGGTGCGGAGGCAGGTAGCGCACGGATCATTTCCGTCATCTGGAAAGCGGCTTCCTCGCGCCGTGTCGTGAAGCTCGGGCCAGTTGTGACGGTCAGGTCGTACTTGCCCACGGTCAAATCGTGCATCGCCATGACAGGCTGGTCGATGCCGTTCGCATCCTGTTCAAACAGCAATTCACCCGTTTTCGGGTCTTGCTTCTGATATTCCTGGCCGATCTGGACGGGACGCTCCTTGCCGTCCTCGCCAAGAACCCTGACCACGCGGGCCTTGTTGTAGACATGCGGCAACAGGTCCAGGATGACCCTGCCGGTGTGCCTGATGGCGCGGCTTTCATTGTCCTGGAAGTGGAATGTGGAAACGTCCCCTTCCCGCTGGCGGGCCATGATCGCCCTGCCGCTGGTTTCGTTCGATTTTGCCCCAAGGGATGCGTCGTGCAGCCCCATGACGCCCTTCATGTCATCCGAGGCAAGCAATGCTTCCTGCATCGCGCCTGCTGCCGGGCCGGCATCGAGCGGCTGCCGCTGGGGCGCGGCTACCGCATTCTTGGAATATTCGACAAACGCATGGGACCGTGTGTTGATCGACGCCCATTTCTCCGGATCGACATCGAATGCGCCCTCAGGCCCGATA